TCCTTTCTTCTTGCCTTTTTTACCATACTTCTTTTTAGCACCATCAAGTATCTCATCTACAGCAGATACCTTACCTCTTCTAAGCATTCTATAAGCACCATAACCAAGTACAGGTGCGGCTATTGCACCAGATAAAAGTGGATTTTCTTCTATAAAATCTCCAGCTTTATCTAAAAATGTTCTAGGGTCGGAATCATACATTTGATTTAATCTACTATAAGTTTCATCATCAAGCATAGAAAACAATCTATTTCTATCACCCTCACCCATATCAATCAACATTTGATTAATAGCTTTTTGTGCATCTTCAGGGTCATCATATTCACCTAGTAGAATATCAAGCTGTCTTCTATTGTTTCTTTGTTCATTAGCCTGACCCATTTTAACATATTCAGAAAAAGTATTGTAGTTACCACCTACTTCTTCTCTATATCTTTTATACAATGCAGATACTTTATCTGGGTCACTAAACATCATAGAGTCAGGGTCTAAAGGATTAGAAGAGTTAGAATATAATGCGTCAGAATTAGCGGCAAACCAATCGTTTGCTTTCTTATTTATGCCAAGTTGTCTGTATTGTTCTTTAGCATTTGCTACTTGATACTTACCAAGTGCTTCAGTTAAAGCCGCTTGTTTACGCTTTAACGCTTGACCTTCTATATCCTCTTCTCTTAATCCCGGATTAATATAACCGGATAACCTTGTTTGTCTTATCTCAGCCATTATACTAATCCTCCTCTTTGATATTTCATAAGTCCAGTTATAAATCCACCTTGTTGTTTTGCAAAAGGTATCCTTCTACTATAGTCTATTTCTGGAGGAGGTGTTGCATCTCCACTAAAATCATATACTAGTTTACCATCAGCATCCGTAGTGTAGTTACCACTCTCTACCATTTCTGTGTATTGTTTCCAACCAGCTTCAGACTTAGGACCAAACTGTCCATCTACTCCGTCTTTGTTTGCACCACTTTGTCCTATGTCAATACCAGCATCAACCATTAATTGTTGTCTTGTTTTAGCATCCATTTCATCTGTCATCATTGGAGAAGGTATATCTTTTGTAGCTTGGTCTATTTTGTTTTGTACATTTGTTTCTTGAAGTTTTGAACCTTCAATGCCAGGATTTGGTACTTCTTCAGTAGGTACAGTTAAGTCTTTATTAACATCAGTCTCACCTAAATCCATTTGTTGTACCTTGTCTTTACCTTTACCTGAACTAAATTTAATGTCTACTTGTCCCATAGCTTGACTAGGGTCTGGTGCATTCATTACATCTATTGCATTACCAGCAAAAGCCATACCTTTACCTAACCTTTGTAACAAACTACCTTTCTCTTTACCACTTGCTAAATCTTCATAAGAAGCTTTATTATCAGTAAGTCCTTTGTATCCAGCTTGTAACCCTTTACCTATTAATCCGGGCACTGCTAGTGCACCACCAGCAACAGCTCCAGCACCAGTAACCACATCTCTACCAGCTTGATTTAATCCCCTACCTAGTGCATCAGAAAAATCAGCTTTACCCTGACCTTCAACATCTCTTAAATGTTTAGCTTGTGCTCTATCTACACCTTGTTCTGCCATAATGTTTTCAGTTCTACCTGCCGCTATAGGATTACCTACATATCTATCATAAACTCCTTTACCAAAATCACCAAGCTTAGATATAAACCCACCTTCTTGAACATACTGTTTCCAATCTTGATTACCTGTTAAAGCTTTTGCAAACTTAGTACCTTCTAACGATGCTTTTAATAAACCTTCTTTTACTTTACTTTGTTTTCTTTCAGGAAGATTTGGTCCTTTAACTTTTTTAATCTGTGAATCAGCTAACATCCTATCTTCAACTACTTCTTTAGGCGTTCTAAACATTTTCTTAGGAAGACTTTTCCTTAGATTCATATCCATATTTTTTATCTTATTGCTAGTAAACATATCGTCAAATTCTTTTAACTTATCTTTAGTAGCTCCGTGTTCAGATAGTTTACTACGAATATTTAAGTAAGCGTGTTCACCACCTATTTTATTATCTAAATCAGAACCAAGTAATCCTGCAACTTGCATTAAGTTATCATCACCATATTTAACAAAGTCTTTAGCCAATAGATTCATTCTATCTACGTCTAATCCCGGACCAAAATATCTTTTATCTTTTAACATCTCATCCATATAAGCGGCTTCTTCCATACGCTTCTGTTGATTATACTGTCTATCTCTTTCTCTAGATGCTATCTGGTCTTCTTCTGCCATTAACATTTTATCAACATTCTTTTGAGCTAATCTTTGTAATCTAGGTGATACTTCAAACACTCTATTCATTGCTGGGTTTGCTCTAATATCGTCAGGCATCATACCGTTCTTAGTAATTAAATTTTCCATCTGCATCATATCAGTATCAGATGGTTTATAAGGAAGGTTCTTTGGGTTAGGTAAAGCACCCATTAATTCACTAAAAGTTATCTGACCTTCGTTCATCTTGTTAAATATGTTTACTCCACCCGGTGTACTCTCAGCAATTTCTTTTATTTTTTCTATACCCTCTCTACCACCTAAACCTCTAGCCATATCAAACTGATTCATAATCTTGCCTTCTTCAACAATCTTATTATCCATAGCTTGATTTTGTTGTCTATACCTTCTATCTTCTCTTGAAGGACTACCTATTAATCTAAACTCTGGTGCGTCTGGTCTTTTAGGTAAACTAGAAAGATATTCATCTGAAGCTTTTTTTCTTTCATCTGCTTTATTATAAACTGAAACTCCACCCGGAAGACTTACATTAGACATCTTGTCTATCTTGTTCATTTTATTTAAGTAGGTTTCTAGTGGACTAGCCATATAGGTATCCCCCCATCTTCATCTTAACTTTACTATCATCAAACCTAGGCTCAACTTCATTATTTAATTTATCAAGATTCTCTTTACCTACAGCGTTAACTGCATTTCTATTTAATACATACTCACCCGGTTCTAATTTAGCATCTACTATATCTCCGGGATATGGACTATTTTTATTTTTCATTCCCATTGGTCCTGCCATTCCTAATACCATACTAAGCATACTAGCTTTTGAATCATCATCTGACATACCATTACCTGCTGGAACAAAACCTCCGTGTTTATATTTCTTTTTATGAACATAACCACCGTGCATTAAACCCCTGTCCATTGTAATACCACGTTCTTCTAGTGGTATATCTTCATAATCATCTGGTGGATTCTTTTGAAACTCTTCCATTCTTTTCTCTTGAGCTTCTATTTTCTTTCTTCTTATTATATTTTTTTGTTGTTGTGTAAGTTTTCTTTTTGCTTTCTTACCAAGATTAACAGCCGCTTTCCTTACTAAACCACCTACTGCATATTCTTGTGGCATTATATAACCACCTTTTTGCATAAAACTACTTGCTCCACTTAAAGCCATTGCAGGGTTACCCATTAGTAACCCACCACCTATCTTTAAAGCACCACCAAGCATACCTGCTTTTCTTTGTGCTACTTGTGATTCTAGTTGCTTGTTAAAACTTCTACCAGATTCTCCCATATTAAATCCAGCTTGAGCTATCTGACCTTGGTTAGCAAGTACACCACCCATAGTACCAAGAGCATTTTCTGTTTGTTGAAACATACCTTGTTGGTATTGATTCATAACATTAGCTTGAGCTTTTTGAGCCATATCTTGAGATTGAAATGCTAGAGCTGCCGCTGGTGCACCTCCTGCACTAGCCGCAGTTCTTTGTGCTAACCTTGCCGCTTCAGCCGCATTATCAGCAGAAGATGCTTCCATCTGTGCTAACCTTGCTTGGTTCATATCGCTGTTTATATCCATCTGCTGTTCAGCGATACCCATCATTTTGTTGTAACCTTGGTTTACACCACTCATAGCTGTTTTGTAACGCTCTTGCTGTGCGTCTACATCTATAGCTTGATTAGCCCCAGTTCTTTTATCTATCCAATCACTTAACCAACTCATAATAATTCCCTATCTTAATATAACTATTTTTTAAATTCAAAACCACTAGCAGATGAATTAGAACTTCTTATCCATCCCTTATTACTTTTTATTTCTACATAAGGTTTTTCTCCGTCTACAATAACTCTTATAGACCCTACCTTACCACTTGTAGTACTACCTTCTTTACCTTGAATAAGTTCTTTTAATTCATCAATTCTATTAGTTACTTCTTGATTATAAAGTTTGTCTGTATCACCTTTAAATATTCCACTAGGTTTACCTACACTTTTAGTTTTCTTTATTATTGTTTTTAACTTACTCATTTTGGTCTCTTTGGTTTATAGATTACTGAAGCCGCTCTAGCTCTGACATCACGACCAGTATTACTACCAGCTATTTTTAGCTTTACCCAATGCAGTTTCCCACTATCTGCATTAGCTAACTTAATAGCTGAGTTAGTACTACCAGAGAACTTACTACTTATATCTGTACCACTCTGCCAAGCAGAGCTATTTTCAGGTACTTTATATTGTAAGCTAATATTAGTTCTGTCAGAGCCTTCTACTTTTATGTTTCTGACTTTTTTGTCAACCATAGTTTCACCCATACCCAGTTTTTTTGAGTGCCACTCCCAATCGGCTCTTTCACTTGTTCTACTTAAATATTTTTGTATTTTGTTGTTCTGTAATAATAATAATGTATGACCATCTTTTGTTAACAAAGTGTCTTTAACTTTTTGGTCTGTTTGCCAAAGGTCCCATCTTTGTTTACCAAGCGAGTATGCCCAGCATAGTGGATAAGTAGTACTACCTATTGTTTTACAAAAGAATACTAACACTGCTTTTCTTCTAGCATCATATCCAAATCTTACATCATCTTTTTCAGCATTACTTAAATTCAACCAGCCATAGTCGTCAACATTTAATATAGTATTACCTATGTTATTTATTTGTGGTGTAGATAGATATATATTTCTATAGTCAGCCCATACAAAACCAGCATCTGTTACCATTTTACTTCTTGTTCCTATACATCCAATACCTTCTACTGTATCTTCTATATATAAAGTTTCAGGATTAACCATAGACATTTGATTACTTCCGAAACAAAATACCTTACCTTGAAAACCTTGCAATGCTACAGGTACAAAAGGTAGTTGTACAAAATCTTTTGACCAATCAAATATAGAATACTTAGAAGGCTGTGACCTAAATAAGTAATTACTAGCATCTTCTATTTCAGAATGATGACAATTACCTACAAACATATAACCATTAGTTTGTGTATTACAGCTATAGTTAATATGTAAATTATAAATGTTTTCACTAATGCCATTAATAGCTTCGTAAGTAGCTTCTGCATCTCCAGTGTCTACTACATCAAACTCCCAATACTCACTAGTTGGGTTCCAACTAAAAGCATTTAATGGTATTTCTTGAATAAATCTATATTGACTTTGTGGGTCAGTAGAAGCATCAATAGTAGATATAGCTCTGTATACAGCTACACCAGTTACTCTAGAAGGTATTACAAAACTACCTTCTATTTGTACAGTAACTTTTAAATGTGTACCAACATCTGTTCCGTCACTATCATCATCATTATCAGAACCAGCAGGTCCTGCGGCTGTTGTAGATATAAATGCAGTTTCTTGATACCCATCTAATACTAAAGATGCTCTATAAAAAGCTGTATTAACACCATCTGGACCAGCCCAGTCTGTACCAGTTATTTGAGTAGGAGTTGTTATATTAAAGTAATTAGTACCACTTGCAAATTGATTAGTTGTTGTGCCACCAGTTCTAGATACCATTTTAAAAAAAGCTATATCTTGAAAACCTTCATTTTTTATAGCATAAGCATAATCTGCAACATCAGCATTAGGATGCCATACACTAGTAGTGCTATCTTTCCAATCTGTACTAGGTGCCCACCAGTTAGTTTCTGTTAATCTATATCCAGTTTTATCATTACCAGATGAACCAAGTATTGGTAAGTATTGAGTCTTTTGTCCTGTGTGATTAGCGGCAGTAGTATTTGCGTAAAAATAAGTATTTCCTTGTTTATAATCAGTTACATAATTAGTTTGACCTAAACCTTTTTCCCACTGAGTATAAGCATTATAAAGAAAATTACTACTTTGCTGATTCCAATCATTAGGAAATATATCAAGTGTAGGATGTAAACCATCTGTATTTTGTAAATCCATTGGAGCTTGTTGCTCATCACCAAACCTATACAAACCATACTGTCTGTTATTTGGTCTTATATAAGTCATAACAGCTCTTCTTCTAAGATTACCTTCTGTTAATACATTAAATCTACCATTCATACCAAACAAGGGAGTAGACTTAGGAACAGAGTCTAAGTTTAAATGACCTATTGTATTATCTTGATAAGGAAGTATCTCACTTATATTAGCATTTTCATTTAAATTTAATTGTTCTTTAATTAAATCTGCTGTTGTTTGTCTTTCATAATCAACAGTATGACTTAGCATTTTAAATTGCTGTGGTCCACTAACTGTAGATATAGGAATAAAATTAGTTATCCATCTTAATGGTCTAGCTTCTTGTTTTTTTAACAAGTCATTAACAACAGTCATTGCATTAGATTCTGTACCATTACCATCAGAACCATCTAAATAAACAGGACCAAAAACATCGCTTCCATAATAATCTGACACAGCATTAGGTTGTTCATAG